GATATTGAAACCTTTAATGCGAAAACAGATGCTAACATTGAAAAATTAAATGGTAAAACATTTTTAGGTTTGACAGCAGGTACTTGGTCAGATAGTGGTCATAATTTGACAACAGGTAGAAGTAGAGCTTTCGGTACAGGTGCGACAAGAAGTTCTATGATTGTAGGTAATGGTCGTATTAGTGGAGGTTCTACATCAGCTACCATTGAATATTATAATGGGAGTGCCAACGCTTCAGTTCAGACAGGTAAAAACCCAAGCCAAGCATGGGGGTCAAGTATTTCTGGTGGAGTACAAACTGATTGTATAAAAGCACAAGGATATAATCATGCAGCAAGTAACGCTTCACAAGATGATACAGAAGAATGGGACGGAAGCTCTTGGTCTAATAACACAACTTCTGGCTATAACTGTGAAAGTCCTGTGGGTGCAGGTGAATCTTCAACTGCGTTTACAATGTGGGGTGGATACACAAGTCAAAGTGGTCAATCAGTAGTTACTGGCAGAACATATAATGGTTCTAGCTGGGCAGACGCATCTCATGCAGCACCAGCTCCTATTTATGCTGCTGGTTCAGGTGCTGACAACAACCAGTCTGTAATTGTTGCTGCTGGATATTATAACGATAATGCAACATCAGCTAGTAGTTCTTTTGGTAGTGCAAGTAAAACTTGGTATTACAATGGTTCTAGTTGGGCAAATACTGGTGCATCAGCAGGTAGTGGAGGAGTCTATTCAGCTTTTGGTGCACCTAGTGGTTATGGTCAAACTTTTGGTAGTGCTGGAAACACTAGCTTAACAGGCGATAATGGTTATACTTGGTCAAGTGGTGGTAGCGTAGCCACGGGGTTAGGAATTAGTAGTAGTAATCCATATTCTTCGGCAGGTAATAAGGGTGGAAATAGATGTGGGAAAAGTAATGTTGATGGTGGTACTATAGGTGGTGATTATGCTGCAGCTGAAGGTTCTAATGCTGGTGCAATTTTAAATTTTGATAGGTAAATTATGGCAAACAAATATTATTTAATCCCAATAGCAGATGTTCAACACACAAACCCAACGGGTAGAAGAGAATGTACTATTTATGAAGGGAACACAGATGACCAAAAGTTAGTCGTAAGATTCCTTGATAATGCTGATACTACACAATTAGTTGCACAATATAGTGAATGGGTAGAAAAAACTACATCAGAAGCACAAGCGTTAGTTAACGCTAATATAGATGAATATAATAAGATTGATAGGTTTCTTACAGCAGCACCTGATGGAAAAGAAACAAGTGAAAAGCCTACATTGGGAGATTAATGGATTTAGTAAAGCACGATAAGAGGTTTGAAGCTCTTAAAGAAGAATTAATTGAAAATAGGGAAAAAGCTCAATTATTTAGAACAGAAACAGAAATGAGGTACTCAGTTTTAAATGATGGCAGTCATCCAACAAAAGCATCTAAATATTGGCAATGCGTTAGAGAAATGAACGCTATGTATGAAACTTTAATAGATGATGATTATATGTATAAAAAAATGTTAATTGAAGCAAGAATAGAAGATAAAAAAGCAAATGAAGCTGATGATGAAGATAGTTTGCAAAAACAACTTGAAAATAGATTAGCTACACTAACGCAAGGTAGTGGTCAGGCAGATGTTTTGAATGTTCTAGGTCCTTTAAATACAATAACAGATGACTATACAAATGCTATAACTGAAAGAAAAGAACATTTAAAAAAGACTTTAAAAAAGAAAAATTAAATTGTAGGGCAAATTAGTATAATAAAATAGAGGAACTTTATCATGGCATATATAGGAAACAAACCACCAGTAGTAAGCAATTTAATAACTGATTTAAAAATCGGAGAAGATGACGAAACTAAGATAGATTTCGCAGATGCTAATACTATAAACTTTCATGCAAATAACTCGAAAGAAATGGTATTAGTAGAAAATGCGTTGACTCCAGGAACAAACGATGGTATTGCATTAGGTACAACTAGCCTTATGTGGTCTGATTTATTCTTAGCTAGTGGTGGGGTAATGAATTTTAATAATGGTAATGTTACCATAACCCATAGTGCTGACACATTAACAGTAGTTGGAGCCACAGTGGCATTTACTGCATCTACAGCCGTAACCGTAAGTAATGATTTAAAACTTGTTAGTGATTCAGCAGTGCTAGGTTTTGGAGCTGATAACGATACTACACTTACTCACACCGATGGCACGGGTCTTACATTAAATAGCACTAATAAATTAACCTTTGGTGATGCAGCTTCATTTATTCAACAATCATCTGATGGTGTTTTAAGAATAGATGGTGAAGCGACTATAGATTTAAATGCATCAACTGAAGTAAATGTTTCGGCTGCTTTAACTGTTGGTGGAAGAGTAGTGACAGATGATTCTACAAATGCTACATCTACTACAGATGGTTCATTACAAACTGATGGTGGATTAAGCGTGGTATTAGATGCAATATTCGGTGATGATGTATCTTTATTATCAGACTCAGCAGTTATAAACATGGGAGCAGGTAATGATGTTACTTTTACACATGATGGAACAACTGGGGCAACTATTACAGGTACACCAATGGTTTATGAATCTAAAGGTGCATCGGCTCTTGCTAATGATACTCATACTGGATTAGTTTTAGAATTTATTGCCCATGAAAATTTGGTTACAGGTAATGCAGTATATGTACATACAGACGATGGAGAAGTCGCAAAAGCTCAAGCAGATGCTGTAGGAACTATGCCAGCAATAGGTGTAGTTATGGCAGACGCAAACGCAAATAACCCAGTTAAAGTTCTTGTTCAAGGAGTCTATAATGATTCTAATGGATTTGGTGGGGACTTAACTGAAGGTGCAATTATGTATGTAGATGATGACACAGCAGGTCTTGTAACTGCAACTATTCCTGATGCAGATGGAGAATTTGTGCAAAGAGTTGGTATAGCAGTCGGGCCTAGAGATGTTTATATTAGTCCTAGCTTAGATGTCATAGAAAGAGACTAAGATGGCGAATGAAGTAAAAAAGGTAAATACATTAGCTCATTCAAATATGAAAAATGTAGATACTCTGACTGATGCAAATATAAAAGAAATAAATTTATTAGAGTTTACAGGTTTAGGTGCTGGTACTTGGTCTGCTAGTAGTGCTTCATTAGGCACTGCAAGAAGCACTTTTTTTTCAGCACAAGGTTCAACTAGAGCTGCTATGGCAGTAATTGGGGGACTTAGTACAAGTGGTTTATCAGGCAGATTAGCCACCGAAGAAGAATATGACGGTGTTAGCGATGCAATAAGTTCTGGACAAAGTGTTGGAATATCAGGGATTATGGCAGGTGCTGGCTCTGCGACAAGTGCTGTTGTTGGTGGTGGAACAAGCAGTGGTTCTTATGTAACAGGTCAAAATGCTTATGAATTTGGTAGTGGCTCTTGGTCATCTATTACAAATCCTAGCAAAGTTTATTTTCAAGCTGGTTCAGGACATGGAACTTCAGCAAGTGATTGTTCTTTTGTAGGTGGTACTTCATCTGGTGATTGTGATTTAAACGCTGATTACCACATGTCGTGGGATACTTCTAGTTGGACCGAAGAAGCAAATTTTACAGGTGCTGTTTATGGTCCTGCGTATCAATATGGTGGTGGCTCAAGTCATGCTTCATTTAGAATAAGTAATGGCTATTACTCAACTCATTCAACAAGTTGCAGCAGAGGTAATATAGATAAAACTTATGAATTTGATGGAACAAATTGGACATTAGATAGTGCTACTGCACCAGCAGCAGGTAGTGGTGGTGTAGGTGGTGGAACTGTAAATGACCATTACCATATGATTAGAGTTACCTCTGGTTCTGGAACTATGCGATTATATGACGGAACTGCTTGGTCAGCAGGTGGTACTAATAGTTATGCTAATAATTCAAATAATGCCAGTACTCAAGTATCAAGCGTAGATACTGCACAGTTTGGTGGGCGTGAAGGTAGTAGTTCATATGGTTCTGCAACAACAAGAATTACTCTTTACGATAGGGTCTAAACATAATGTCAAAATATTACACAATAACAAACGATTTTACATTTACTACGGGGCAATACAATGGTATGAAGCCTAAGATACTTACACCTACTTTAGTAAAATTACAAGAAGGTAGAAGTTTAGATAGATGGCTTGCAAACAATACTGGCTACACAGAAAAAACAGAAGCAGAAGCTAAAGCGTTATGGGAAACTTATGTAGAAAACGAACACGCTGATGAAAATAGACCCCCTGAATATGGTACAGAAAAAACAAGCATGATAGTATTAACAGATATAGACACATATTGGGGTATAGTAAATGAATGAATTTCCAGTTTTATCAGATAAACAAAATAAAGAACTTGCAGAATTAAAACAAGAATTAACTGAAACAGTAGAAAAGAATCAAATATATAGAACCGAAGCTGAAATGAGGTTCTCTGTTTTGCAAGATGGCAAACAACCTACAAATGCCACTAAATATTGGCAATGCGTAAGGGAACAAGCAGGTATGTATGAAGAATTAACTCGTGACTCTTTTGCGTATAGAAACTTAATTATTGATATAGAAGAAGCAAAAGAACAATTTGAAAAAGAAACTAACACATACCAAAAACGAAGGTTAGAAATAAAAATTGATGAACTTGAATTTGGTTTGCGTGGTTTATTACGAATAGCAAAAGACAGGTACAGAGAAATTAAATTGTGGTCAAAACTTAAAAAAGAGTTTGATGATGGTAGTTTTGACAACACTGATGTATATAATTACGAAACAGGTAAAGAAGCTATGGAAATTAGATTACAGAAACGAGCAGTAACACTTACGCAAGGTAGTAATCAAGCAGAAGTATTAAATGTTCTTGGTCCTTTAGCAACAATTAATAAAGAATATAAACATTTGTTGGACCCCAAAGAATTTAAAGAACTTAACAAAAAATAGTATAATAAGACATGGATAATGTTTTAGGGATTGACATAGAAATAGTAAAAGCGTATAATACTTATTACAGAACAAAGTAATAGGAGAGAATATATGCCGATACAAGACAAAATACATAAACATTATTGGAATGACCCGAAGTGGTGGCAAGATGATGATTACGTAGAGTTTCCAGTCTTAACTTATAAGAAACATTATTCTAGAACCAAAACCGTAGAAAGAAAAATTAAAAGTTTAATAAGAAGAGGTAAATCATTTTTATTGAACACTAACATCCTTACGGGTGATGATATACTTTACGTGAGTGGTTTTAATGAAATGGTGGAACCATATAGGGATGCCTCTGAAGAGTGCAAAGAAATATGGCAAACTAAAAAAGAAGAAGGGCATCATTTACACATAAGTAACTGTTTACCTTTTCTAAACGGTCTTAGACCAGTTTGGGGAGAACCACCACCACAGAAAAAACGAAGAACCTTAATAAAAAGAGGTATTAGTTCTAGGAGAAATGCGTAATGCAAGAAGAGCTTACACAAGATTTAGCAACGTTAGAAAACGAAGGAAAAGAATTAAGAACACAACTTGCAAGTTTAGATACTCAAAGACAAACGTTAATTGCAAGAATACAACAAGTGGATGGAGCCGCAGCTTACTTAAGAGGTAAACTCGGAACTGTTCCAGAAGATATAGCAGAAGAAATAGCCGAAGAAAAGTCAGATGAAATAACGGAGGATAATTCGGAGGCTTAAAAAATGCCAACATCGGCAACACCATATTTTGACTTTGTAGAAGTTTTTGATGGCAGTTCATTTACTGATAGAACATTAGAAGCTCAATCACCAGGGGGAACTGCATTTTCAGTGCTAGAAGGTACTGATGATTTTTTGTATTTAGGAGATGCTTCTAGATTTGATATGGCAGTATTTGAGTTATCAAGTAATGGTAGCTTAGGTACATTAAAATATGAATATTGGAACGGTTCAGCGTTTACTGAATTTACACCTTTATCAGCATCATATCAACTTGACCCAGATGACAATGAAGATACTATGTATAGTTTTTCAGGGGATGGGGCCGAACAAATACCTGTAGGTAGACTTGCAAACTGGGCGACTACAACTATTGATAGTGAAAGTGCTTTTTGGATACGTATAAGTAGTCCAACTTCTGTTACTACAGCACCTTCAATAAAAAGCATTAAAAAGAGAGGGATTAATACTTATTGTGCCCCTCCTGATGTATATAGTCTATTACAACTAGAAGGTGTACTCGGTAGTGATAACTTTACAAGTAGCACAACACCATCTCTAAAAACTGTAGAAACTTTAATTAATGAAGCAGAGAGTAAGATAGACCACATTACAAGAAAATCTTGGAGACCTAATATTGCATACAATGAATATCATGAGTTCAATATTAATGGTTTTAAACTGGATAAAGCAGACCCATACAAAATTGTTAATTTTAAAATTTGGGACGGTGGAAACTATGAAGCTAAAACCCAAGGTAGAAAAAGTGATTTCTTTTTAGTTAAAGATACAGGTATGTTGCATTTTTCAAGATACTTTTTATTACCTGCTAGATTCACATCTTACAACGCACCACTATTTAGATTTGGTGGGGGAGAGTTTACACAACCAATTAAAGTAGATTATCTGTACGGAAAAGATATACATACAGATACAAGAGAGGGTGCTGTTATTACAGAGGTGTGTAAAAAATTAGTTGCTGCAGATATTTTAAGAAATGCTGACTTTGGAGATGTCACTGTGAGTGGACTTGATAGAGTTTCAATTAGTGAAAAAGTAAATCAATTTACTCAAGAAAGTATGGATATATTAGATAGCTTAAGAGCTTTTGAGGTGTTTTAATGCCAAATGAACCAATGCCAGCTAGTGAAGTTTTAGATGAGTTAGACTCACAATGGAACGCTAGCAATGTAACTGAACCAAACTATATTGAAGTCACAGGTGCAAATGACCCTGTGCGATTTAATTTAAATAGAGCTGACTATATTGTAGGTAGGGCAGGTTCACCTGAAATACAAGAGACTCCAATCGCCAACTATAAATATGGAAACAGAGTTTATAGAGTGGTGTTAGAGGTATATACAAAAAATAGTCGGCAAAGATTATATAACTTAATGAGAGAGATTAGGCGAATATGTCACGCTAGAGTGCACAGTTTAACTAATTTCCAAAGAATTACATTCAATCAATTCGCTGAGGACAACTCTGAACAAGTAAACGTGTGGGTGGGCACAGTGGATATTGAACTAGTTAATAATGCTGTTTTGTTAGAAATTACCTAGCAGATTAGTATAATAAATAGAAGGAGATTAATATGGCAGTTTATCGGTCAGACCAAGCACAATTTACATACGGAACTGAGCACGGACAGGGTGGTCGTCCTGAACTTGCATCCAACACATCAGAAACAAGTAGTGGATATTCCACAACTATGGCATCTGCAGCTAATCCAGGAGACAGACAAATAAGTGTAGGTGCTTCTAACGTTCCTACTGCAACAGGAACGATTCAAGTAGGGGACTTTATACGTATTGGTAATGAAGCAAACAACTCTCAAATAAGAAGAGTAGAAAAATTAGATTCTGCTGCAGGTACATTATTTTTAGATGTGCCTTTAGCTTTTCCTGTGGCGGCAAGCCAAGAAGTAAAAGAAGTAGATAGCGTGACATCGACAGCAAATGACCAATTAATACATTGGGTGCCAGGAGTTTATGAAACAGTTGATGTACCTGACCCAGAGATGGCTATTGAAGGTAGAAGACTATTAGGTGAGGGTGCAAAAAGAAACTTTGGTATCGCATATAGTGGACAACAAACTTACAGTGGAGCTGTTGGTGGATTCGTTCTTTTAGATGGAACACCACTAAGATTCCCCATTGGAAATGTACAGACAGCCGCTTTTCAATCAGATAACACTGATGCAATAGCAGCTATATCAGGTAACCCAACAGCAACAGCATCTAAGGGAGATATCTTTTGCACAACTTCATCAGGTACAAATATATCGGCTGATGATATTTTAGTTTTTGGATATATTGGCTCAGGTCAAGCAATGACAACTGCAACAACTCAAGAAATAAGAAGAGTTGTATCTAAATCAAGTGATGAAATTAGATTAGATTATCCATTAAACTTTGCTCATTCATCAGTAACTTTGAAAAAAGTGACTAGCTTGTCTTATTACAAACATTTAATTAGTGAAACAACTAACCTAGATACTCTATCATGGAATATAAAAATGGTAGACACCGATGAAAGCAATGAATTTACGAGAAGTTACTATGGTGGAATGGTAGACAGTGCAACACTTACTGGAGAAGAAGGTGGATTAGTATCATACAGTTGGGACACGGTTCCTTTTATGGGAATGGTACATAACCAAGGGGATTATGAAGGTGTGACTAATGATTTGACACAACAATATCCTGGTGGTCCAGCAGCTAGTGAACTTCCATTTTTTCATATGATGCAAACAATAGGTTCAGGTGCAATTGGTAATCCTTTAACTGTAGGTAGTGGTTCTGTAAATAAAAGTTTTGCATCTACTGAACCATACTATTTTTCACAAGGTGAACTAAAAATGCATGGAATTACTTTTGCTAGAGTAAGAAGCTTTAGTTTAGGTATTTCAAATGGTGTAGAACCAAGATATTATGTAAAACCGATACACGGCAGACACAGAGGTCCAAATGAATTAAGAGAACAAGCTAGAGAGTATTCGTTCTCTTGTACTATAGCTTCTGAAGAATCAGCGGCAGGCACTTCTACAGCAGAAAACGCAAACGCACTATTTAAAGAGTTAATCTTAGAAGGTGACTATGGAACACCATCTGCTGCAAATAAAGCAGGTATAGATATTGTTCTAACTTTCGAGAGAGGAACTAATGATAAAATAGTGGTAACAGTCCCTGATGACGGAACTGCTGCTAAAGGTCTGAATGAACAAGGAGCGTTTATTACATCTGCGAATCATTCGATAGATGGAAACAATCCAATACAAGCAGACGTAAGTATGATATTTAGGAATATGAAAATCGAGGTATTCGATACACTTCCTGTATATCCATAATAAATAGGAGGACATTTAATGTCAGATGAGCTAAAGACGGATGGCTTTAATCTTGAGGATTATCAGATTAAAAGAGGTCCAGAAAAGAAAACTATAACGATTGAAGATACAGGAGCTTCTTTTGAAGTCACTGTTAAAGATATGTCTTGGAGCAAAAGGAATCAGTTAATTTCAAAATGTATGAAATTTGATTCTAAAGGTAATACAAGTTTCCAAGCAGATGAATATGTTAGAAGTTGTTTAAGAGAAATGATAGTGAACGCACCTTGGGGAGCTACCACAGAAACATTTTTATTAAGCATAGACACTAGATTAGGTGGGGCATTAGAAAAATTAGTTCCATCAGCATTTGGTGAAGACGATAAGGTTGACCAAGTAAAAAAAGAGTGATGAGGGTTCTGAGGGGAACATCCGACCTGAATCCTCATGAAATGGTGACCTATAGATATTGGATGGTTGTGCTGTCACTACTAAAAGATGGTATACCTTGGGGAGTCATACAAGAGGCTACCGATGATGAGATATCTATTTTAGTAGGTATAAATGCGGCATTGAAACAAAAAGAAAATGAAGATATGGAGAGACAAGCCGCAAAGGCTTATTAAATAAATATGGCAAATTCACTTGCAAAATTAATAATTGAAACTTCTGGAGCCAATGGTGGAGGCGATGAAAGTACTTCAGGTGGACCAGGTTTCATGGAAAGACTGTTTAAAGTAGGTAACGAAATTAGAAAAAACGGTCTTAGAGGCTTGAAAACTAGTTTAGGTATTAACCTTGGTATTGCTGCAATTTTAAAACAGTCACAGATATTTACTGGTCTCTTTGGTACACTATTCCAAATTCTAGGTGCACTAGCAGATGTATTGTTAATGCCTCTGGTGCCTTTCTTTTTACCACTAATAAAACTATTAGCTAAAGCTATTCCTCTTGTTCAAAGATACTCGCAAAATATTGTAGATGGTGTGGTAAGTATATTTACTTTTATTGGAGATGTGTTTAAATCAGTTGCTGGTTTTCTTGGTCTTGGTGGTGGTGATACATTTAAAAGCTATCTAGAGGGTTTTGGAAAAGCTCTTGTTGCACTACTCACTGTAGCTGGATTAGCTAAAGTTACAGGTATTTGGAGTTTAGTAAAATATTTCTTTAAAACTGAGATGGGGTCAAAATTATTTGGTAAATATATTTCACCAATTCTTAGTAATGCTATGAAATATGTTACGCAAGGATTCCCAAACTTTGTAAAGGGTATACCTGCCATGATTATCAAAGGAACATCAAGTTTAGTTAAAGGTACTGGAAAAACTATTGTAGAAGTCATAAAATTTTTAGGTCAAACAATATCTAAATTAATTCCTAACGCACTTAAAAACTTTGGTTCAAAAGTTGTGAGCACATTAGGAAAAGTTATTCAATTTATAATGAAACCTTTTTCGGGATTAATAACTAAAATTGCAACAGGTTTATCTAAGATTCCTGGTCTTGGTGGATTAGGAAAAGGATTACTTGGTAAAGCAGCCACAGGAGCTAAATTTATACCAGGTCTTGGAGCAATAGTTACAGCAGGTTTTGGGGTTAAAGACACCATACAAGCTTTTCAAGAAGGTGGGTTTAAAGCAGGTTTATTAGAGGGTGCTGGAGCTGCAGTTAAAACAGTAGGAGCACTAGGTGGATTACCTACAGCAATAGCGACTAGTTTGATAACAGATACAATTGTAGACAAACTTCAAACTAAAATTGTTATAGAACAAGGAATAGATGTTCAAGCTAAAGTGATTGAAGAACGAAATGGCACAGAACAAATTTTATCCATGTACGGACAGCAGGAGACTATTTAGTGGCATACGTAAGAGCGGCAAATTCAACTGAACAACTATCAGTATTACTTAGAAATGGTGAACACGATAATACTAATAGCAAAGAAGCGACTATAAAGTTTGCTTTAAAATGTGATACTTTTGCAGTTAACATAGGTAAGACTCCTATTCAAATACCGATACCAGGTTCATCACCTGAGTTATTAGATTTAAATATTTTTAGACCATCCGTTACTATATCTGGAGTAGTAGACACTGTTCAACCTAGCCCAACTACTTTAACAATTGGTGGAGAAACTTATACTATACCTTTTAAAAATCAACTTGAGAATGCAGTATATGATTTTGCTGCATCAGAAGATTTATTAGTAGAAGTAGAAGTTGGGGATACAACTTTTCCAGCTAATGGTGATAACGGATATTCGTCTGGTGTGATTGATAGTGCTGCTAGTCATACAGGTGGTGGTATATATAGAGTAGCTGTGCAAAGTGCACGATTTGGAGT